GGTAGTGTTCTTGAGGTGAGTTCTGCCTGGCAAATTTATAGAATGGTCTTCGGATGGTTCTATGTCTAATTGCTGGGAGTCCTTGAGTTTGGGGCCACTCCCCTTCCGTTGGTGGGCCAATGGTCTTCTTTGTTTCTTTCTGGCTTTGTTCCTGCGGGACTTAATTAGTTCTTAAACTGGACTTTGCGTAGCACCAGTGCGGTGTACCATTTTTTTTCAACGTCTTAGGATGGCGAAGAGTGTTACACCTCGCTGGTACTGTGCCAATTCCAGCTTGTTTACTCATGAATTTGAGGTTTCTAAAGAAAAATCAAGGTAAACCGAGACCTTTGAAAGTCTATGAGGTGCACTGAGTTTTTAATGGGATCATAGTTTTCTTCGGAATTCCCCATTATGTAACCTGATGCATACCTTGAAAACACCAAGCAGCTTTAATGATGTCACCCTATTTTGGTGATGGATGGCATATGTTTAAAGAAAGTGCTTCAGTCAACTTTACCTGATTGGCTGTGAATGTTTGGATAAATTCGAGCGAGCTCGATGTTGACAATACCACATATTAGCGGATGGCCAGTGTGTCGTCGCAGCAGATGATGGTGTCATCTAGAACTCTAGAAAATACCCAGATATCAAAAGGTACGGCTTAGGGGATTCCCCCTTTTTCGTTAAATAAAGAGAGACTTTGTCTTTCGTCCATCTTGGGTGAACGAAGTACGCTGCGGCCGAAAAGTTCCAACTCATAACCAAAGATGGTTGCGTATTCCCTCTAGGAAGTAACGCTTTTTAGTTCAGAATGGTTGTGCCGGGTTAAGGCCTGGCGTCACTGAGAATTTCTACGATGGTAGCTAGCTCTTCTGACTAAACTGATTGGGCCTTGGAATGGGCTTTTCCTATGTTGAAAGGTGAGGGGTACAATATGCCTTTCCGCGTCATCCCACCATGCATGGTGGAAACAACAATTCTTCTCACGATGACTCGAATTCACCGAAGGCGGAGGAGAGGTGCGAAAGCGCTCCTTCCTCTCGGGGTCTTATGAATGGAAATCGCACTAGCGAATACGAGGTTCTTAGTGAACGCGTTGAACGAGTGCGTAGCTCGCCTAGCAGCGAGCGTGTACAATGGGTCCAGATTTGTGCCTTGATGGTCAACTGGATAAATCGGATTTCTGCACAGTCTTTCCTATCTTGCTATTCCTTGTCTGGTCTTCCCAGAAGGATAGATGGTATGGCTGAGGCTTTGGTTAATCCTGGTCTTGAATTTGCGCAATACGCTTTTACAACCCTTATGGCTCTTATGACTTATATGGGAGCTGGAAACAACGATCCTGTTGTTTTGGATGAGTTATATAAGGCGTATGTGGATGTGCCCAGAGAAGAAAGTGGGGCTCTTTTGTTTCCAAAAGCTGTGAACCCTGCTACTGGCACTCCTTTGTCTGCTAAAGACTTTTGGTACCACGTTTATGCGGATGAAAATCTGCCTTCCGTGGGTAGTGTATGCCAAGTGCTCTTTACTAGTTTCCGTGACTGTTTAACTAAACGAAAGTTTGATGAACAGGAGGAGCGTCTTAATCATATGTATGACATACCTCTTCGACCTGAAGAGAGGTCTCCATCTAGGTGGAAACGTCTCTGGGGATGGTTTTTGAGGATTTTGTCTGTTATGTGGTTGTACCCTAATAAAGTGCACCAAAAAGTGAAAAGCACATGGTTTGGCTGGGTCGTGCGAACAGTTGTTTACTCGATCCTTATGGTCATTTCGATATTAACTCCTATGTTTCTTACTCTTGTTCCAACCACCATGCTCCTGTGGATAACGGGTTTTGGTGGTTGGGTGATAATAACTTTGCTTCCTATTGTTGCATCGTTAGTCACTCCATTAGTCTGCTTTATTGCGGGCAAGGTGATTTTAAACACTGAATATGGAATAAAGATACGGACCACTGTGTTTGTTATTTTCGTAGCTACTATGGTGTTTCTCCTTTGGAGATTGATTGCAATGTATAATGCATTGCTTGATGCCATAGCAGATGCTGTCCTTTCCTGGAGAAGGAATAAGGAAGCTAAAAAGAAGCTCGAACAATGGAAGGCAGAGAGGAAAAAGAAAGACCTGTTTCAACGACAGGGTCTAAAATCCTCTGTTGAGTCCTTTGTTTCTGGAGTCTCTGGTGGTATTGGTTCTGCTCTTCAGTGGACCATGGTTTCAATGCCAAGTGCTGCTATTGATCTTTTCAAGGATTTTAATATCCTTGCGAGTGCTGTACGAAATGGAAAACATATGTGTGTTCTTTTTAAAGAAGTGTTTGAGTATTGGACTATGACTGATGAAAAGCTGATCATAAATGATACTCCTAATGGAATGGTCTATATCTCAACTCCTGATAACCCTGAAAAGGGTCGATGGTATTGGGCTAAGGCTAATCGTCACACCAAGTTGAAGGATCTTACTTCGACTACACGTGGTGTTTATATAGTGACTAACGAATATTGGCGTAGAGCGGTGCTGGATCACCCGACTCTTGATGGTCTCAGGAGAGGTGAAGTTCCCGAATGCCTACATTTGTTGGCTCAATATGCGCGTCCTGCGGACGTTAAAACTGCCACACAGTACGAATATCGTTTACACGAAATTCCGTTTTTTGTGCTCTGTGAATATGTTGTTCCTCACTTAGAATATGATTCTAGACTTGCCTCCGGTAGTATGTACAATGATCGAATATCAATGGATGACCGACCGAGGGCTTGTGAATTAGTGAGTCGAAATGGTTCAGAGGTTTTAAAGTATGCTGCTCCGCATGGAACAGTGTTCTGGAATGGAAAACTTTGGACTAGAACGCGTGAAGATGCTCATGAAAATGCAGCATACGAAGATGCTTTTTCGAATCTTCTTCGTACTCAATTGCTGTCTTATGCTGATTCAGTGGCTAAAGCTGAAGCTGATGCTAAGTTAGCTAAAGCTAGGCTTGCTCTGGAAACAGATAAGGTTGAAACTAAAGATGAATTTCATGAACATGAAACCGCTAAGCGTGCCTATGAAAAATCCCGGTGGGATTATGAAGAAGCTAAGCGGGTTCAAGATGCGATAAAGTCCAATTTGGATCAAACAATGAGACTTATGGACCATCGTTCTAGATTGGAACAGCAACAACGGCAAAAGATCGAGTTTGAACAGCGTCAGGCTGATCGACTCGGTCGACAAGAACGCGATGCAGAAATGCGTCGTGGAGTTGATTTTGTGAAATCCGACACTCAAGAGTTTCTTGCAGGTGTGGGGTCCCCAGAAACGGGAACTTCCGGTGCATCAGATACTGATGATGAGAATGAGTTTACTCTTGCTACGATAGAATCAGAGATTAAAAGATTACAAGATGAATCGGAGCGTTTAGAAGCTATGGCTCGTCGTTATGTTTCTGAGGAAAGTATAACTCAAATTGCTGATCGGATTGCTCGCGACGTGCAGCGTAGTGGGCATATAGAAAATCAAGGATTTACGGATTGGGTCAATGCTGCAAAGAATCGTGTTGGAACTGTTAAAGGTAACATCACGTCTTATTGGTCCACAGTTGAAACTGATGAAGAGAGGGAGGTTCAAACCATTTCTCAGCGAGTAGGTAAGCGGTTGCGCTCCTGCTGTACTGAATGTGGCTCCTTCTTTAATCGGTGGAAATACTGGCTTGTTGCATTTCTTGCAATTTGCATGTTTATGGTGCTAATTGTGTTTGTGCATACCAGGCAAACGGCTAAAAAGATTCGGCAGAGGTTGAAACTCCTTGCCAAAGAGAAAGCTGAAAATGTATCAGAGAAAGTTTCTGCTCTTAAGCGAAAAATTCGGAAGAAATCTACGCAAGTGAATGCCCAAGGTACCTTCTTCGTTGCTCAGAGTGCTAAACCAATCTTGATTCACCCAGAGAGTGTTCCTCCTGATGTGATGGATTGGGCGCAAGAGCGAGGAAAGGTAGATGAGGTAAAGCATGTTTATGCAAGTCTTCCAAAGGAACTTACTGTTGTTATGTTTATAGCGAAAACTCCTACGCGAGGTTATACAGCCTCCGTCAAGAATAAGAAGGTGGTAGATACTCCAGTGTTGGTGAAACAAGGAGTGGCCGCTTTTATTTCTTCTTATGCGTTTGATCCGGCTAACATACACAAGGATAACCCTGAACATGGGATTACACGTATATGGACAAGTCTTGGAAAGGGATCGGTCTCTGAGGAGATACGTTCCCCTGAACAGTTGCGCGATTGGGTTGCAGCTCATGCACCCGATGATGAAGCGCGTCAGAAAATTTGGATAATGACTCGTGGACGAAAGGTTCCTATTGAAGCTGAAATCTTCTACAAACCTACAGTTGATGATGACATTAAGATATCTGGTGTTGGACATGACTTTGAGTTTACTCAGCAGTCTGTCCGAAAGGTTGTTCCTAGACCTCCAGTTATTAAGGAATGGATGAAGCAGAACGATGATAAGCGTACTGCTTTGTTTGTCAACCGCCCAAGCGATTATGCTGATCGTAAAAAACAATATGAAGCGACTAAAAAGTCGATTGAAAATCTTGAAAAGAAAAATCGAGCATATTTAAAGGCTTTGGGTGATGGTTTGAAGAAGGAAAAACCTGAAATTTTTGCTTCTCAATCTGAGTCCTCTGTCGTTTTCCGAAATTCCTTGCAAAAGGTTGCTGATGCTCCTGTGATCAACTATCAAGCTGCTCATAGTACTGTGGATGCCTCCAATTTTAAATCAGTTGTTGAAAAGATTGAAAAAGATTTAGATATTTATGCTGATGAAATTGGGTTGCCTAAGGTTGAAGTTCCGGTTCCTGTGAAGGGTGGAACTTCAAATCCCAGACGAAGAGTTGCTGCATTGGTTGCACAGGCGGCTGGTCAGATGCCTCTTGAGGATATTCATGACAGAATGCTTTCCTTACTTGAAGGATCCAAATATTTGGTTAATAAGGTTGCATTATCAAAACCTACGTTTGATACAGTTGAGCCTTCAATATTGTATCAGTCTTTAACTAGCTCACTTAGTTCCCTTTTTCCCGATGTAAATGGAGTTGTGAAGCAGGCTTTACCGTCTGCCCAGTGGGCTTATCGTGTGATGAACATCGGCTCTGCCAAAGATAAAAAGCAGGCACATGCGCTAGTGATTTATAATGTGATAGTAATGTGCAAGCATTTTATAGAATGGGCGTATGATAAGGAAACGAAAACCTGTCGCGCCTATATTTGGGGAGATGGTACACTTGGTGGTGTCTTTGAGTGGGATCCGAATCCCAATTCTGCCCGTGTTAAAAGTGGTGAGCTGAATACTCACTTCCAATTTCATGAGGATGGAATAGTGGTTCCCTTACCCGCGTTCCTTGGTGGTATTCCTCACTACAAACCTGTGGTGATGAAAGAGAATACATCAGTTTGGGCTACGGTTCAAACGAAGGATGACAATGGCCGGAATCTTGTATTTCGAACCTTTGTATATCGCACTGGTAACACATTATCGTATATTTCTGATAATCAAAATGGAATGTGTATGAGTGCTATATCGGACGCTGCTTCGTGTCAGTCGTTGTTCGGTGCCCATTATGGTGCCGTCTACGGGACTCTTTTTTGTCAGGGTTTTGCATTTACTAATGAAAACCTGGCCCTGATTAAAGATTTCTCGGATCGACATGGATTTCGAAAACAGGGTTTTCATATGCCGCAGTTCGGTATTGAGGTGACTTCACCCCTTACTGTTTATAAGGCGTTAGGTGCTACCCTAACTGTGGCTAAACCTAAAGCATCAATACAATTGGAAAAACGCCAGTTACCAGATGGAATGAAACACACTGACATTGAGGCTCAAGCTAATCCCTTGGAGGCTTCAACTTGTGTGTTGGCTGATGTGGAGCAGATGGTTGAATCCCTCACTCCCCATATGTCTGAAACTGACGTTAAACGTATGTCAAAATACATTGGTATGTCCACTACCGCTCAACATATAAAGACCAATCTGAAACCAGATGGTCTTTTTCAGCGGTGGTGCAGTCAGTCGAGATATGCCAAACGTTCTGATTATTTGCCTGCAGTTCAATCTGTTAAGGCTTTTATCAAACAATTGGCGGAAATGCATAAGGAATCTCCTGATGGATTCCCGGACGTGGAGAGATTTCCACGGTTCGATGGAACAGCCGAAGAAATTATGGCAGCGGAGATGATTTTGCATGAGGATAATGTGGCTGCTGGTCTCACCTATAGTTCTATACCGCTTGAACAAGCTATATTTGGAAATAGGGAGGGATTAGCGCCCATGGATACCTCGACTTCAACAGGGTTTGGTCTTACCCTTGTTTTCAGGAAACTGAAACCTTGGATTGAGAAGGAGTACCCTGCACTTGCCTACTTATGTTACTTGGATTGGGAACTTTTGAAAGCCAGGCGTCCAATCGCCTGGGGGCCAAATGGTTCTCCTAAAGATGAAATGCTCCAAGTTTCAAAAGTAATGATTGGAAAAACGCGCTTGATGAATCCTGATCAGAAAATTCTTGTCATTCGTGCTCGTCGTCTCTTTGGTGCTCTTTTGACTAAAGTGGCTAATATTGACACAACGATTGACAATACTTTCTTTACCGGTGGTTTCTCGATCTTCCGTCTGATGTGGCATCATTTGATGCAGAAAGTTTCACGAAATTTTACAGTGATACCAGACGATAAAGATGTTGAACGCTGGGATAAACGAAAGTATGAGTATTTTCATTATTGGGATGCCATTCAACTTATGTTATTGGCGAATGAGGATGAACTCAAACAAATGATCTTTGACCATTTTGATGGCTCTGTGCAATCAATGTGGTTTTTGGGATGTTTGGGAATTTTTATCTATGTGGACCGAGGGTTTGCTTCCGGAAAACTAGAAACTTATTTGTTTAATTGTTTTGGGCAATCGCGAATTGATATTCAAGCTTTTATTAGAGCAATGCCTAAAATTTATTGGACTTACGCTGATTACAAAGCCGCTGCGATTCTTAAAGCTGCGGGTGATGATACTCTTGCTTCACGATTGGCTATACAGGGGCAACCCTTTACAGCCAAAATGAATGAACAAATGTATAATCTTTTTGGATGGACATGCGCGTATAATCGGGAAGGGAACGTTCCCGCAACCAAAATTGAAGATGTGTTTTTTATGGGGCATCGTTCCATAGTTGTGCCCTA